AATTCAAATTTCAATTAGAAAGAAATGGATTAACTGGAACTCCATTAGAATTATCTATTGTTGCTACTTGTGATAAAGATGATAAAGATGTTCACGCTTCTATGGACTGGGAGGAAATCAGCCGATGAAAATAAATGTTAACATTTAACGAATTTTGTACACAATTAGATGAGGCAGCATGGACAAAGAAATCTGGTCAGAACAAAGAAGGTGGACTCAACGAGAAGGGCAGGAAATCCTACGAGAAGGAGAACCCTGGCAGCGACTTGAAGGCACCAACCAAGAAGAAGGGAAACAAGAGAAGAAAATCCTTCTGTGCTCGGATGAGTGGAATGAAGAAAAAACTTACAAGTAAGAAAACTGCAAACGATCCAGATAGCAGGATCAATAAATCATTACGTAAATGGGATTGCTAATTTATGACTTCTGATGAAAAATATAAAATCTGTACGCAGTGTGAAAATTTTAAAGAAAAGACAAAACAGTGTAGATTATGTGGTTGCTTCATGCCACTAAAAACACTCTTCCCTCAAATGACTTGTCCTGACAATCCTCCTAAGTGGTAATGACTAAATTAAAACAGAATGAAATTTATCTTGGCAATCCTAATCTAAAGAAAGTTGGTGTACCAATCAACTTTACCCCTGAACAGATTAAGGAATATCTTAAGTGTAAAGCAGATCCAGTATATTTTGCTATAAATTATTGTAAAATTGTTTCTCTTGATGAAGGTCTTGTACCTTTCAAGTTATATGATTTTCAGGAAGACATGGTTCGCCGCTTCCATAGCAATCGATTTAACATTGCAAAACTACCACGGCAGACAGGTAAGTCAACCACTGTTGTGGCATATCTTATGCACTATGCAATTTTTAATGATAACGTCAACATTGGTATCCTAGCAAACAAAGCACCTACCGCAAGAGAACTTCTCGGAAGGTTACAACTTGCATACGAGAACTTGCCTAAGTGGTTACAGCAGGGTATCATTGCATGGAACAAAGGATCTATGGAGTTAGAAAATGGCAGTAAAATTTTGGCATCTTCTACATCTGCAAGTGCTGTCCGAGGTATGTCGTTTAACATCATCTTCCTCGATGAGTTTGCGTTCATTCCAAACCATATTGCAGAGCAGTTCTTTTCCTCTGTTTATCCTACTATTTCTTCTGGTAAAAGCACAAAAGTCATCATCATCTCAACACCAAATGGGATGAACATGTTCTACAAGTTATGGCATGATGCTGAACTTGGTAGAAATGAATATATAACTACTGAGGTACATTGGTCTCAAGTACCTGGTAGAGATGATAGATGGAAAGAACAAACAATTGCTAACACATCATTAAGACAGTTCACACAAGAGTTTGAGTGTGAGTTCTTAGGATCTGTTGATACACTAATCTCTGCTGCAAAGTTGAGATCAATGTCATATGATGAACCTTTATCAAGCAGTAAAGGATTAAAAATATATGAGAATCCACTTCCAGATCATGAGTATCTGATGACGGTTGACGTATCACGTGGTACTAATAATGATTACTCTGCATTTATTTTATATGATATTACTACTGTACCATACCGAGTCGTAGGTGTCTATAGGAACAATGAGATTAAACCCATGTTGTTCCCAAACATTATTCACCAGGTTGCAGTAAATTATCATCGAGCATTTATTCTAGTTGAAGTTAATGACATTGGAGATCAGGTAGCATCAATTCTACAGTATGATCTTGAGAATGAAAATCTTCTCATGTGTGCAATGAGGGGTCGTGCTGGTCAATTAGTTGGTCAAGGATTCTCTGGATCTAAAACTCAACTTGGTGTGAAGACAAGTACAACAGTTAAAAAAATTGGTTGCTCCAACCTTAAACAGTTGATTGAAGCAGACAAATTACTTGTCAGTGATTATGACATCATCTCAGAACTTACCACATTTATTCAAAAGAAACAATCATTTGAAGCAGAAGAAGGGTGTAATGATGACCTTGCAATGTGTCTTGTTATTTTTGCATGGTTAGTTGCACAAGATTATTTTAAAGAAATGACGGACAATGATGTTCGTAAAAGGTTATATGAAGAGCAGAAGAATCAGATTGACCAAGACATGGCACCATTTGGTTTTATTGATGATGGACTGACTGACTATGAGTCAATTGATAAAGAAGGTAATGTTTGGTATATTGCAGACAATGGACAGGGTTCATATAACGGTAGTGAGTATGGAGAGATGAGTCACATGTGGGAGTATAGATGATGAAATTTGATGAAGAGTTTGAGTTGGGACATCTACTCTTCAACGAAAGGCAGTGTAGAACTTGTCACACTAAAAAAGATCTGTTAACAGATTTTTATTTAATACGTAAAAATAAAAAAGGATTTCCATCAGCATATTCTTACGAATGTAAAGATTGTACGAAAAAAAGAGTGACTAAAACTAGAAGAGATAAAGTAGATATGCCATATAATCCAGTTCCAAGAATAAAAGATGTATACCCTGACTGGTAAAGAGTTCATGCATTGTTTCCCCCTTTGAAAGTGTCAAAATAATAAATAATCTTAGACAATTCGACATATTTGTTAGGAGATACAGATGGCACAATTACGCTCACCAGGCGTTGTTATTAGGGAAAAGGATCTTACCAACGGAAGAGCAAGTATTGCTAATGCAAACGTTGCTGCTTTCGCAGGACCATTCCCAAAGGGTGAATTAGGCGCACCAGTTACAATTAGTTCGGAAGCAGAATTAATTTCAGTTTTTGGTGAACCTAACGAGTATAATTCAGATTACGTTCTTTCTGCAATTAATTACTTAAACTACGGCGGAACTCTTTCTATAGTTAGAGCAGATGACGCAGATCTTAAAAATTCTGTTGCCAGAGTTGGAAATGCAGTTACTGCAGTAACCGTTAATAATCCTGACACAAACGGTAAGTATGTAAGCAATCCTGCCGTAACTTTTGCTGCTCCACCTGCTGGTGGCGTTATTGCAGAAGGTACTGCTACTATCGATGCTAATGGTAAAGTAGACAGCATTGTCATTACCCAAGCAGGTAATGGTTATCAAACTGCCCCCGCAGTTACCATCGCTGCAGTTGGATCAACCGCTATTGCAAACGCTGCTCAAGGAACCACTGCAACTGCAACTGCCAGTGGATCAAACATTGCTGGTGATAATACCTTAACAGGAACACTTACGATCACTGACGCAGGTACAGGATATACTTCTCTCACCAATAGTGATTTCACTATTACTGGTGGTGGTGGTGATTCTTCAACTGTTGTAGTAACTCCAGTAATTACAGACGGTCAAATCACTTCTCTTTCTATTAGTGGTGGGTCTAACTACGCAACTGCACCAACAATTGCAATTTCTGCACCTGCTGGTGTCGTAGTTACTCTTATTTCTGGTGGAAGTAACTACGATCCTACAGGTACATATTCAGTAAACGTTGACGGCGGTCAAGCAAATAGTGCATATTCTGGAACTTTAGTTATTGATAATTCAGGTATTGCCACTGGCATTGCCGTCACTAACTTTGGTGAGTTTACTAATTTCAGTGGCATATCTACTGTTATTGCAGCACCTGGTTTAACTGCAACTGCAACTGCAACCATTTCTGCTGATCCAATTAAAATCGCTAACAACGAAGTTTATAATGCATCATACTCAGGTAATGTTAGTGGTTGGATCTATGCAGGTAGAACTGCAGGTTCATGGTCAAACGATTTAAAAATTTGTACGGTTGACTTTGGTCCACAACAGTCACTAATTCTCACTACTGGTTCACCCGCAACTGAATCAAATACTAATGTTGGTGAGTTTGTAACTATTGGTTCTAAGAAAGGTAAAATTATTGATGTCACTACCAACGCATCTGATAAAACTGTTGTTCATGTAGTTATCTTAGATACTGCTAACAACGATGCTTATGAAAATAATCCATCAGCATCACAGATGTTTGATGCTGCAAATTCAGTATCTATAGGTTCTTCAGGTACGAGCACAATTGAAAGTGTTGCATCTGGCGATGCATGGTATGATAATAAAACTCTTCATGCAAATTCTTCTCTTAAGTGGAGTTCTATTGCTGCAAGACCAAAAGCAACAGCAGATGCTACTGATTTCTACGGCAGTGGAAGAGTTTGGGATGCAATTCACGTTGCCATCGTTGACACGACTGGTGCAGTAAGTGGAACAAGAGATAGTGTAATTGAACAGTACACATATCTTTCTAAAGCAACTGATGGAAAAGGACCACAAGGTGGTGCTAATTTCTACAAGAGAGTAATTTCAGATTCATCTAATTATGCTTATGTTGGAGATACTCTTTTTGAATATCAAACCAAAACTTCTCCTTTAGGGTTTGAACCAAAAGGTGCTACTGATTATTCTTTAGCAAATGGAGTAAACTACTCTACGGGCACTAACCAATACAATGTTAGTGTTGGTGATCTTAATGCTGCATACGATCTCTTCAGAGATGTAGAGCAAGTAACCATCGATTATATTTTGATGGGTCCAGAAAGTACAACTGAGTTAAACACTAAGGAGAAACTCAATAATATTGCATCTATTGCTGCACAAAGAAAAGATTGCATGGCATTCGGTTCTGCACATAAAGGTAATATTATTGCTGCTGATGGAACAGTACAAAGTAATAACGACATTCGTACTAATCTAAAGGCATTCTTCTCTGACGTTTCTAGTAATTCTTACCTCGTTCTTGATGGTAACTATAAGTACATCTATGATCGTTGGAACGATGTTTACAAGTATATTCCTTGTAACACTGACGTTGCTGGTTTGGTAGCAGATACTGCAATCAGAAACGAACCATGGTTCTCACCTGCTGGATTCTCTAGAGGTGGCATCCGTAACTTGGCAAAACTTGCTTGGAATCCAAGTAAGGCAGATAGAGATGAACTCTATGCAAATAGAATTAATCCTATCGTAACCTTCCCTGGTCAAGGTGCAGTCCTCTTCGGAGACAAGACCGCACTTTCTACACCATCTGCATTTGATAGAATTAACGTTCGTAAATTATTCCTTACTGTCGAAAGAGCAATCGAACAAGCAGCTAAGGCACAACTTTTTGAAATTAATGATGAAGTTACTAGAGGTGTATTCAGAGCAATCGTCGAACCCTTCCTCCGCGACGTTCAATCCAGAAGAGGTATTACTGATTTCTTAGTGGTATGTGATGCAACCAATAACACTCCTGCTGTTATTGACTCAAATGAGTTTTTCGCTGAAATTTATATCCAACCTGCACGTTCGATTAACTTCATCACGTTAACGTTCACTGCAACGAGGACAGGTATCGACTTCTCCGAAGTCATCGCAAAATAATAACTAATCCACGGGAGATTTAAGAACAATGGCAACACGTAAGATTGAGGATTTTAAAA